TTGGCGTTTTCTTCTGCCGACAATTTAGCGAACTTGTTTTTACACTGGGGCTTACCAACACGACGCGGCCCACTTGGGTACGCAGCCCAGAACTCCTCGAAGGTTGTTAGCCCCTTGGGTTCTTCAGGTTGTTCGCCGAATAGCGTTTTCATTACTTAACCTCGAATAGTTGTGGTTCTGGTTTGGTTATTTCTATCCGTTTCTTTGCTATCTCAAAATAACCCTTATCAAGTTCAATACCAATAAAATCTCGGTTTAGATTCTTACAAGCTACTCCAGTAGTTCCGCTGCCCATAAAAGGATCAAGGACAATATCTCCTTTATTACTCCAAGAAGATATATGATCTTGTGCTAATTGTTCGGGGAACGGTGCAGAATTAGTTTCTTTTTTATTTGCTACATTAAAAAACCAGATATTAAATTTATTTTTATCTTTTTTAGTTGTGCTTATTTCATTTCTTTTTCTTTTTGCAGACTTTGTACCATAATCATTTGCATTTGTCCAAGAGTATTGTTTATTAGGATTTTTTGTAGGTATTTTTATAGGATTAAAAATGTTTGGTTTGTTTTTAGAGAAAATAAACATATATTCAAATTGCTGTTCATACCTATTGTGATTTTGTGGTAAGGGATTATTTTTTGCATATATCATTGTATCATGTAATCGTAATCCACATTCATCTTTAGCATATAATGCTTGTCTGAAACTTGTGCACGTTTCACTTCCTTTAATTGTGGCATCACCAACTACCCACACACAAACACCACCATCTTTTAGAACTCTAGTAATATGCTGTAAACAAGGTTTCCATATATGCTCTCCCCATCCAATAAAATCCTTACCATAATCTCTAAGATTATCATACGGAGGAGAAGTCATCACCATATCAACGGAACCGTTTGGTATTGTTGGCATGATTTTTAAGCAATCGCCGTGATACAATGTAGTCACTTAACATCTCCCATCTTCGTAGCAATAGCTCGCACCCTACCGACTGATACGTTGCATAACGCTGCGGTATCGTGCCAACTCCGCCCCTTAGTTAAGGAAGCCGTGACATTCTGCTCTATGTCCTGCTTGTCTCGCGCCTTTGCAGCCGCCATTTCTGAACGTATTCGACGCGTATGGTTCGCTAGTTGAATCGCCCTGTCGGGTATCTCGTGGGGCTGCACCGGCACTCCGTCGTTAAGATGATAGTCTCGAATGTCCACTGTTTTCAGCCGCATTATTGCGCCTCGATTTCTTCTGCAATCTCGACAAGAGCCTTAGCCATTTGCCTGCACTTTTTAGCCGATAAACAAGTTGTGATTGTATTATCTTCATCATAAGTAGCCATCCACAACCGCTTTTGGTTCAAGAATCCACCACCGAGCCTTGTAAATCTCAATCCTCGCGTGGAAGCATTGTCGAAACAACTGCATTTATATGTTCGCTTTCTCATTATTGCACCTCTGTAATTGTTATCTCTACGTGGGGGTCGTCTTTGTCTTTGAGGAAAGTAGTGTCGCGATGCTTGAGTATCCTATCGTTTGTAACAACACCAGCCTTTGCTATTCCATCCCGAAAACCTTTTAGCGACCCTATAGCATTGTCGTCATCAGGAAACCCCATAGTCGGCCAATAGAACACTGCGTCGAGCGTAGCCTTTTTCCACATTGGAGCTTTTCTTCTACCAAGTGCTTCTAGTGTTACCAGTTGTGCCAATTCTGTATCTGCTTTTTTAGCCCTGTTTTTTGCAAAACTTGACCCACGAGTCCATGCTTTGTAGTTCGGCGACATTTCCTTTGGTGGTAACCGCAAGGATATTGTAATACTATTCATTTCCCTGCTTCCTTTTTCATCTGGCGGTAAGCTACAAAAAGGGCATCAATTAACTTTTTTACTGCACCGAAAGATAGCTCTACACAAGCGGTATCGCCACATTGCTCCTCCGTGTGCATAACACAGGGTTCGCCAGGTTCTCGTTTGACAGATATTTTATCGCCGAAGTTGTCGTGGATTTCTTTTAGATTCATGTTTGTTCTCCGTAAAGGTGTTCGTATTGATCTGGGCGAGTCTGTTTTAGCCAGTCTTTTGCCATTGTAGGATAGCAGTGGAACAATGTATGGCACAGCCTACATAACGCCAGCCCGTTCATAGGGTCGTGTCTCATCTCAGGTGAAACATTCCTACCTCGTATATGGTGTGCATCAGTACCTTCACGTAAGCACTTTACGCATCTGCCACCGTCTCGCTCAAATACTGCGTCATGCCATGCTCGCATCTTAGGCATTTCCTGCCGTCGCTTCTTGGAAGTCTTAGCCAGCGGCTTGCCTCCGCTCTTAAACCCAGTGCGTTTAAGCGGGGTACGGCGTTTTAATGGGCTACGCTTCATCAGCTTCCTTGCTTGGGGTGGAGGGAGTAGCAGAAAAGAACCTATTTCCTTGGCTATTTGGCTTGACTGTCATAGAATCAAAACCCATACGAGAACCAAGTTCAGCCCAGGCGCTGTTCGCATTTTCTTGAGGGCTTGAAGGCTCCCTGCCACCCATCACCATATATGGAACTGGCTTACACGCTTCCATTATCTTTTCTAAATCATCTTCTGTCATTTCATAATTCATTTTCAACTTCCTTTCCTTCTCGATTGATAATTATCCCAAAGACTATTCCACAAAAAGGTATTCGTACACCAAGTATCTCGCTCACATTCCACGCTATTGCTAACAACCATGCGTGCGGTTTGAATCTCCAAAACTTATAAACAGGCCATAAAAACATCGTAATTTATCCTTGCTCAGGGTGGAGGGCTGTCAATTTACTCGAAACGAACGGAGAAAACTTGATTATCTCAATGCCTTCATTAAGACACAACAGCCGTTTTTCAATATCCTCAGAGTCTGCGCTACCAACCATTGCAAACAAGGCATCGACTACAACATCAGCAACATCACTTGCCTTTTGCCCTTGGAACAATTCTCGAAAAAACTTCCTGTCAACCTTCAATTCAACTGGATATTCAATCATCGTTCTACCTCGCCTTCTGGTTCGGGGATAAAATAGTCGTCTAGGTACGGTACTTTAAGTTCCATATTTCACCTCAAAAAGGGATATCCTCTTTTGTTAAATCAGACGGTGGCCCTTGCTGTTTGTACTCGTAAGGCGGTGCTGCTGGAGGTTGTTGTTGTGGTGGAGCCTGTGGAGGACGCTGTGGAGCGTTACCGCCCTGCAGCTCCTGCTGTCCGTCGTTAATGAACGTGAACCGTTCGACGTTAATTTTATGCTTATTTCGCTTCTGGCCACTTTGATCTTCCCACTGGTCAAGCACAAGTTTACCCTCAATAAGAATCGGCTTGCCTTTTTTCATCCACTGGTTGATTGTTTCGCCAGTCTTGCCAAAGGCAACACAGTCCACAAAGCAAACTTTCTCTTTCGCCTGCCCGTCCTTGTCCTTCCATTTTTCGTTGACAGCGATTCCAAAAGACACCACCGGCATTTGAGACGGTAGATACGAAAGTTCAGGATCACGAGTAAGATTTCCCATCATAATTATTTTGTTGTATGATGCCATTATTGTTCCTTTCCTTGGTCACATTTTACCCAAACAGCGAACGCCTCTCCTGGAATTGTTTTTTGTGTAAACCCATTTTCAACATATTGGTGGGTTGTGTATGCGTAATAAAAGCATAATGTCATAGCTAGAACACAAATTGCTGTAAAAGCCATAGCCCATAACCTAATCCAAAATTTACCTTCTTCATTCATTTTCTAGTCCTTTCTAAGTTCACTATCCGGTAAGGTTACCCAATCGAAGCCCCATTCATGGCACTTTGCCACAGACTCTTCGATTAGCTGATTCATTTTCTTTTTACCGTACTCTGTTATAGATTTAACACTTGGAAACACTTGGTTATTCACGGCAGAATACGTTACATCTTCGGGAAAAATAGCCATAAGCAATTTGGTTTCCCACTGCCGCTTAGTTTCACCATTGTCTTTTGATAAAGCTGGCATGAGTATCCCCTTCCACCAGCTCCTTTGACGCTCTGTGTGAGCTTCTAAGGCGGTAAGTGTCTTAATTGCACCACCGGCCCCAGCTTCAGCTAAAAGGCCGGGAAATGTTATGTCAGTGCCTAATTCGTCGCTTATTTGTTTTACGTCATGCGTTGGCATTGTATTCCTTAATAGTTGATTGAAAGTGCTGGGAACAAGTCTTTGTCGAGTTCCTTTACAAGTCTTTCGGCCGCATCTTGCGGCATACCATACTCGGTAAAAATTTGGGTGACTTCTTCATTGATTTTTTCGCGGTGGGCAACATTCGCCTGTCGCTTGCTCTCAATTTCTGCCAATCGTTTTTCTTCTGCTATCCGGGCGTTATCACGGTCGATCTGTTCTTGCTTAGCTTTCTCTTCTACGGCCTCGATGTCAGCCAATCTTTTCTGTTCGGCTTTTTCTAGCTGGACTTTTGCTTCTTTTTCAGCCGCAAGTTTTGCCTCTTCTGCTACCTGCTTTTCTCTCTCAATACGGGCAGTTTCATCTTCTTTGGCTTTAATGGCGGCTTCTTTGTCGGCAATCTCTTTTTCTCTCGCTTCAATATCCGCAAGCCGCTTAGCATCTTCCGCTTCTTTTTCTTCCTGAGCCCTACGAATTACTTCAGCCTTTTCTTTTTCTTCTCGCTGTTCGATCTCTTTGATGTGTTGGTCGTGGAAATAAATCATTTCCTCAATAGGGGCGGTGAGTTCTTTTTTCCTCGCATCAATCTCTCGTGAAATTTTTAGCACATCAGCCTTGGTAACTTTGTGTATGTCCGCGATTCTGCCCTTGATACGCCGCAAACTGTATACATGACTCCTTGCGTCCTTATTGCCCTTTTCGTCTTCATAATCAAAAGCGAGTTTTTCGTTTAAGACCTTATACTTTTCGATTTCAGCCACAACCTCATCGAACGGGGCAAGCATTGTGTTTTGTTTCGGGGCTTCGATAACGTCAGTCATTTTCTTCGTCCTTCCTCGTTGGCCCAAGCCAACACTATATTTCGTATCCATTTTTGGCATAACTCCATGCCGTCTTTTATCTTATCAAAACATTCATCATCGGGCGTAACCCGTTGGATTATCATTGGCAAGGGCGGGCAATAGCTCACAAAGTCCCACCATTTGCGTTCGCTCATATATAACGAGCTTTGTATTTGCCATTTATACGCCTTCCAAGCATCATCTTTTTCCAAATATTTCTTGTGCGTATCCTCAATAGGACATTTGATTTCCAACCCACCATCATCATCGATTAAGCCATCTGGTGAGCATCCAAAATAATCGGAGTATTCGATGAATCCTACTTCTTGAACGATAACATTTGACTCCCATTCATACATGCCTCTCGCCGCAGGTTCAGTGTTAATGCCGTGCAGCATCGCCTTGTTACTAAATGAATTTTTAGCTGTGACGCGGTATATCCGTTCGAGGGCAGTTTTCATGCACAGCTCTCGAACAGTATCGTGTTTCCCATTCGCTAAGGGTGTAAACGAGGTCGATGTTATCTTCCCTAAATGGATTTTGTCCCATTCAGGACTGCGTTGTTTCATCGCGTGTATTATCATTGTGTTCCCGTGTTACGAAAAATTCATCAATATGTGCTTGAACTTCCACTTCTAATGGGGCAAATGCTTTTTTCAGGTCTGCAAATGCTTGTGTAGCATCAGTCTTTTTCCCTAACTTCTCTTTAAACTTTTCGCTCTTTGCAACCTCAAGCGTGAGCACGGGCAAGTTCACTACTGGAGCATCATCTGATTCATCCAAATCCCTCGGTTGGTCAAATTCTTCTTTGACATACAACCCATGAAGTTCGCCCGGAAAAGCCTTGCGTAGCGCCAAAGCCTCTGCGCACTTTGCGAGCATGACTTTTGGCATACTTTTCCATAAATTACTGTTAGACGAATACTCGGCAAGGAAAGCTATCGCCGTGTACGAACACTTCTGCCCCTCGACCATCTTATACACCGTGGCTGTGGCACTAATAACGCCCTCGTCGAGATCATAAGTGATATCACTCCCGGCATATTTCTCGGTGCGATCTGCAACGCTTCGATACCCGTCTATCTGTGTAATTACGGACTCCCGGTACTGCTTGCTCCTTTTGTCCCAGTGTAATATCATCGTTATTTGATTTTGCAAAGGGTCAAGTTGCTTTGAGTTAGCAATATGCTGGAACCTATGCCATTGGTCAGCCGTGACTTCTATCGGATTGCCGTCACTGGCTAACAGCCGTGATGTGACGTATGTCCATGCAAGTTTCCATTGTTCTTCTGTAAGTTTCATATCATTTTCCTTTCTAATGCCCCCGGCCAGGAAACGCTCCTGACAGTGTTGACCTTCGGCTAATGTCTGGGGGACATTTTCCAACAGGGGCAATCGACACTATTCAATTGTTTTAAGCCAGCGTGGGTGACGTGCGTTAGCCGTCACCGGACGTTTGCCCGTGGACACGCTGGGATAGGTTATTAGCCATTGATTTCGATTGTTTCTATTCCAATATCCTTACTCATCATTATCTCCTCGGCCTATGGCCTATTAAATTTTCTTAGTAAACTTCGCATATTTTAAGATTTCACCTGTAGCTGGATGCCAGGGAAACCGTATATCTATAATCTCGCCATCTCGCTCTAAACAAAAGCCTAAAAATGTACAACACCTTGCTTTTGCTTCAATGCGTAGTGTATCCCAACGAAAAAGATGGATAAGGCCGCAGCGATCAAGAGAATTTACAGATTCATATCTGAGCGTAGGATTACCATCGTGCAAAATAAACCAAAACACCGTCGGATATACAGGTTCTTCGTCAGGCAGAACGTATTCGGGGCTAACGCGGAATATGTCAGCAAAGTCGGGGCTGCGGACATAAGAATTAGCCCACGTCTCGGTTTCCCCAGCACAATTCATCAAATTTGCGTCACCACAGTTGACTCCAATAGCCTTAAGCACTTCCTGCTCTGTGCTGGACAAGTCACCCCAAATCTCATGCTTGGAGTTAATCAAATTGATCTGTCGCTGCACGCCACCGCGCCCACCGTGTTTGTTGTAAAATTCCTGTATCGTTTTCATTTTGTCTCCTATTTCTGTTTGACCATTCGCAAAGTATTGTGTCTCCCCATCATAATTTCGATTATATGGAGAGATTTGATTTGTTCTTCGCCAGCCTGTTTAGCTTCAACAGTAAAATTATTTGTGTCGAACCATTGAAGCCATTCGTACAACTGAGCCTCTGAGTTCTCGCCGTGATGAAGGACAGCAACACATTCGTGTTTATGGTAAGCGTCTTCTGGAACCCATACATCGCCATTTTCATCTATTTTTTCATAGCTATCATCATACCAATGGTAATCTGGATATAACCCCTTGGCTGTTATGCCAACACAATCCCTTCCAATGCCACAACTACCCTCTAGTTCTAAAATAACCTTATTTTTGTGCGCCCAATTTATCATCCAGTCTAATTTTTCTTGCCTAGTCATTTTTTCAACCTTTCGTATTCTTCTTCGTCAATTTCTTCCATATATTCGCTGTCAAGGCCACAATCCGGGCAGTGGTGAGTCAATTCTGAGGGCATGTCATAGTCATTACTGCGATCTTCTTTTGGGTGCAGTTCTTCTTCTGTTCCAACCCACGTACAGGTTGTGCATTGGTAGTATGTCATATCCATTGCCATATCCTCGCCCATATCGACTGTTCGGGTTCAAATTTACTAACCTTTACATGGTAGTGTCGTAGCCCAAGCTTGCGTTTGGCAATTCTGGCAAGCCCACGCGTCCTATAAACTCCAACTCGCTCCCACTTGCCGTTTTTAACTTCGATTTTGATTTGCCATTTCATGTCATTTGCCTATAAATTGGTTGAACATCGCCATAAAATCTTCTTGTGGTTGCGACAACTTGCCAAGTCTTGCTTGTTTACATTCAAGGCTAACTTTCTTCCAGCCATTCGCTAATTTCTTCGTGTCGTTGTTCTTTTTGTCGCACATTTTCATGCTCCTAAAAATACTCCAGCCGCCCAGTCCGAATTTACCCATCCATGACTCCGTGTGCTGAACGGCTGGTTGATTATTTGCCGACCTTACATTTTGCCCGTTCTTTGCGGCAATCAATAACAACAGCGTTTGGGCCTTTTGGCACACATGGTTTGGCTCCGCCATAAATTCTGGCTGTTGAATGGTTCTCGCAAGCTCTCACTGTAGATGAGCCGTAAGCTGTCACTGTAGATGAGTCGCAAGCTGTCACTGTAGATGAGCCGCAAGCTGTCACTGTAGATGAGTCGTAAGCTCTCACTGTAGATGAGTCGTAAGCTCTCACTGTAGATGAGTCGCAAGCTGTCACTGTAGATGAGCCGCAAGCATATGCAAAACCCTTTCGGACTACATGCTCGCCATTTGTAAAGAGTTTAGCTTTTGCCCATAATTTAAGCTCGGCCCTTACTCGCTTTTCGTCGGTCTTTTTGTCAGCCCAATTTGGAAGCATATCTTGATCGTAACCAAAATCCCATTCTTTAAGCGGTCGGGACAAATCGCCATTATCGGGGGCAATTTCGACACGCAGGATTTTTACACCTCGAACACCATTTTCGCTTAGACCGTGTTCGTTTATAATATCCTCGTGAGAATCTGATTCTAAAGACCAAAATACTTTGGTTTTTGTTAATACAAATGATGCTGGTTTGCACATGATTAAGTTCCTTTCTGGTTGATTATAAAGCGAGAGGCAGGAATCGAACCTGCGAAGGCCACCGAAAAATTCGGCCACATGTGTTACGTCTATCGACGCGCGTTTGCCAATTTCGCCACTCTCGCTATTTTGTTATAAAGGCCGGGCGACCCGGAACGCGAACGGGAGGGGACACGCTCCAAATTCGCCACAGCCTGATGTACGCTGGCGACCAGCAACGGAAAGACAACGCACATCTTTTCTCGGCGTTGTGAAGGATTTGATTGTTGCTGATCGTTCATGTTGTTATTATTACATTGTAGTTTAAGGAAGTCAAGTTTATTTTGCTATTTTTGCAAATTTATTTCACGGACAATTCCAGAAAATTCGCATGCTATTAGTACCTTCAGTTGCATGATTTTAATTCCTCTATTATATAAGCGGGTATGTTAAATTCCACTGATTCAGACCCTGCTGGTATCTTGTCTGGGAAACACAAGGCAATCTTTTCTACCACCGCCCGTAGCTCGTCTACCTTGGCTTTAAGTTTTATGGTCTGTTCAAGAAATGCGTTGGCGCGAATCTTTTCGTCTTGTAAATTATCCCGAAGCTTAGCGTTTTCCTTCTCCTTCGCCGCAAGCTGGTTGCATTTGTTATCGCTCATCTTGGATTTCCTTCCCACAGTAGGGGCAATACTTGTATTTGTTATCTTTTGGGCTACCATCAGGGAAACAAACTGCTTCCCCACATCCAGTAATCCACACGCCGTCCATGTCATAATCACACTCTACTTTCCAATCGCATCTTTTATCGCTCATAATCTTACCTTTCCAGTAGGGAGGGGGTGTCGTGGATATTGCCGATGACTTCGATCAAATTGTCTTTTTTGAAATCAGAAGTTATCGTGTAGAACCACTCTGAACCATCGCCCTGCTTGCCTATAAATGAAAAAGCCAATCCTTGATACCTGGCCACGCCTTTAACATTGTGTCGGAAGCCAAATCGCTCGTTCCCGCTTACAACATCGTCCTCAAATATCTTAACGCCAGCCTCATCCTTAAGGCCAGTGTACTGACCAACCGTTTCGGGGATGACTTCGACAAAATCTTTTATCGATAAGTCGCCGTACTCGTCTTCGCAGAGAAATGCGTCGCTTGGAACAATAAACGCATACTGTGCAATTTTAACAGAAGAGCCATAAGCCCATCTATCAGTATCTGTTTTACGCATGCCTCGGAATTCTATTTTACGATTTGCCATGATTCACCTTTCTATAGTTAGACCTTGGCTACATTATGTTAAGATACACGGACTCCTTACCAGCCTCACCCTTCCCTAGCTTCCCTATCCAGTCCGGCAGGTATTATCTTGCGTATACTCTTATTCTCGGTTTAAGTCCAAGTGTAAGTATTAAACAAAAAAACCTGTAAAAATTTGCCGTGCTGTGTCGGTCGCGTCGGTCGGTGTACCACCTAAAGGAGTCCGTAGAGCAAAAGTGGTAACGGCGCTATTCCATAACGTTTCAAGAATAGCCAAGAATCGCCCACGGTGGGAATTGAACCGCACCCATCCAAAAGATGTTCCAATTAAAGGTATTACAGTAGCGACCAAACCTTTTCTGTGGGCATAAAAAAACCCTGCAAGAGCTTTCACTCGTACAGGGCATAAATGAATCCGGCTGTTCAAGGCCGTCATGCGTGATAAGTTTAGTTTGAACATTTGATTCATCATGTTAGTATTGTACGCCCGTTATCCTTCAAAGTCAAGGGGTTTTGTTTTTATTTTCAAATCTGCGATAAAAGCATCATGCCCCGTGGCTACTTTATCACGAGCAGACTCGGCAGCAATCTCCAAAAATGTACTGCCGCACTCGGTACAGTGTGGCTTAATCCGCCGTGTCATTGCGTATTTGTGATAGAATGTACCTTTACCACAATCAGCACAGATGTATAAAAATTTGTTCCGGTTGCTCATAATAATTCCTTTCTAAAGTTTATGACCGATTAGGCATCAATTTATGAGTTATTCAGCCCATGCAAACCATGTGCCATAAATGTCAAATTAGCATTGCTTTGGGGTATACGATAACCCAAACGCGTCCGTCTGCGTCGCTGTTCGGGTCACCATGCATGTGAGGGTGGGACAAATAGCACCCGTCGCACTTCATAGCTGCCGTTGCTTTGTCGTATGTTTTGTATGTTTGGGTCATAATTATTCTTTCCAATTTAGGCTTAATTTTAATCCAACTGCCATGCCTATCTTTTGCAGGGTAGCAACAGTAGGCGCTTGGCCACGTAGCAGCCTGCAGAGGTGTTGAGGCGATATACCCGCCCGTTTGCATAGCTCCATACGCGTAGTGCCCTGTAATGCCGCATGAATGAGTTCTATTGTGTTCATAGCTTCACCCCCGCGTCTTTGTCGTCAAACGCTTCCAGTAGCCAAACCGCCGCAAAATACAGGGCTATTATCACAATTACCGATATGACGTATAGCATCATTTCTCCTTTGCTGCTGCTAGAGCTTTTCTGGCTATTTTTGCTGCGGCTTTTGCTGCCCTGTAGTCACCTTTGGTTCCCACATTAAAGAGTATTATCGACGCTACCTTTAATTCTGCGTAGCTGTTCTCCAACGCTTTCACAAGCTGGTCGTGTGCATTACATGCCAGGCAGATGAATTCAGCGTTGATAGTGCCTTTTGTGCGGGCAGCAAAAACACTTGCTATTACTGATTTTGATTTTCCGCGTATATTTACGTGCCATTTGACTACGCGTTTATCCATAGTCCACGGTGTCGGTGTATGTTCCATTATCATATCTCCTGCCCCTGTAGGGGCTGCTGGGGTTAGGCTTCTCGGAAGTGTTCGCACTCTGTGACGGGCGTGTCACAAGGCACTAATGCCTTGCATGGTATAGGACAATCAGTAACGCATCGTTTGCATTGGCAAGGTTCGCAAGTATCGCGGGTTAATTCCTTAGTTGCGAATTCGTTTATCATCGTAACTACTCCTATAATAAAGGCTAATCGTTCAATCCCCGCCCGGACATCGAAGCCCGGTCAAACCTTGCGGGGTGGGTTGCTATGCTAGTACAGCTTCCTGCTGCATCCTAAACTCTGGCAATGTCGGAGATTGATCATAAATTGTACACCAATCAGAGTAGATGAACCACCGGGACAAAGTTTCTGTCAATGATTGGCTGGTATCCTGTGATATTGATAATATCTCTGCCTGAAATCCTTCGGTGGCGTTATCCCATCGCGATTGAAGTGCTATCGTTTCTTCTTTTGTTTCTGCTTTAATAGTTTCCATTTTCATTTCTCCCGTGTTAAAGTTTATACTTCCAAGCCATCGCAGCGGCGGGCTGTTTAGTCGGCTATGACACAAAAGCACACCTCTTGTGTAGTTTCGCACACAAAACAATCATCCTTACCAAGCGATATAATAAGCTCATTTTTACCGTGTGCTTTTAAGCACTTGCCACAAATAAGAGCGCCTCGCGTTTCTTTCGCTTGCTTGAATCTTGCAAGGCTCCCCTGTGCGCCGATGCGATATGTTGTCGTCCCGATAGTTTTGGGTTGCTCTATTGTCGTTACTTTCGGCGTTCCGTGGTCGGATGATATGATTGTTGCGTGCATGATTTTTGCTCCCGTGTTAAAGTTGTTGTCTATCACTACAAGTATTATCGGATACATTACATAAAAAGTCAATATCTATTTTCAAAGATTTGCAAAATTGTCGAAAACCCCAGCAAAACACGCAAAGTTTTTTCAAAAAATATCTTTGACTACAATTTCTTTTGGTGCGAAAATGCGGGAAGTCCGAAACAAACAAGGAAGTTGAAAAGATAATATCATGGAAAACTGTGTAAAATGCGGCAATCCAATCAAAACCGTAACACTGGGGTTGATCTGCGAGGATTGTAAGCTCTGGCGGTACATACCAGACTGGTACTCAAAAGCCGAGGAGTATGTCCCAGGTCAAGAGATGGAACCGTCCAAGGCTACAAAGACCCCGGAAAGTGGCGTTGGATATTTAGATGCAAAGAGTACAAACTTCAAATTCGCCGAACTTTCTCTAACCACTAGTGAAATAAAGCACATGCAACACAGAGAACAAAATTTAGGAGTACCAAACGGTTGAATAATCGTCCAAAACGTTACGTTTTTACCTATATTATAATAGAAGAGGATAACCAATGACTAACGTCTTCGATTTAGTGACGAACAAACAAAAAGCCATTATCGTAAGATATTACTTCAATGGACAAAAGTTTCCCGAAATCGCCAAAATAATGGGAATAACAACCGCTGCGGCGAGACAAAGGCATTACCGAGCGATAAAAAAATTAGGGTTTAAGCCTAAAAAGACGTGGCTGTCTAAACATTTATCACATCATTATTGTTTCACCGCTGATGTAAACAGTTGGAACGGCGTAGGTTAAGACGGAATAAATAGAGTGTTGACATGAAAGCAAAAACCTACAAGAAACCTTTGAAACCGTCACCAATCAGCGGTGTTGGATTTGCTGGTGCAGGCCCCGGTAGAGCAAAGGGCAGTAAGAACGCCATTTCTAAACAAGTGGTTGAAGATGTGTTCGCGGTGTACGAGGACTTGGGCGGGCAGGACTACCTCAAGAAGCTCGCGGAGTCTAACGACAAGCATGATCGGCAGTTATGGGCAGCGATTGCGGCCAAACTGATGCCGAATAAGATTGAAAATGAAGTCACGGGGTCGGTCACTATTGATGCGCTGATTATTGCAGCGAGCGAGGGCGATAGTGAGTGACATCGACTGTAATCTTGCGCTTTTGGTGATGGCAATGTACTGCGATTCGCCGATATTACATGATTTGGTGGCCATAAATGACACTTACGTCAATTCTACCGCTAAGTGGTGGTTTGAGTTTAACCCCGAAACATTGATGATTATGCGAATCGTCACGGGGCGGATACAAACGAGCGAAAAGACGTAAGTATTTCGCTCATTGGCATGGTTCGGGCGGATAATAGGAATAATCGGCGTCGAGGTTAGCTCGTAAGGGGCTATCGACACTACGGTAAGGGTAAAGGTCGGCGTAAAATGCCGGGAAAAGGAAAGTAAAATGGAAAGTGTAATTGGAATGGTTGTTGAGGTTTTTCTTTGGCTCGTGGTGATTTGGATATGCTTCGCAATCTTCCGCAAGCTCGGAGACAAGCGATGGGAGAAGCGTGGCGAGTTGTTAGACAATTATATTACGCTCGCGTGGCGGGCAAGCTTAGCCCGTGACCGCATCGCCAAGCTTGAAGCAACACAGGGCGAATATACGGGAGCATTCGAAGCCCTCAAGTGGCAGGTTGACTGCGTAGATGAGTACGGGGAGCATGACTGGAAGTTTGATTGTCAATTCTTGGTACCGCAGTATTACCCCACGCCAAGTTTTTATCGCTATCAATTTAAATGTAATCGATGCGGGAAATTACGCGCTTGGATATGGGCCGATCTCACAGTGGCCGACCGGAAGGCACTAACAGATATTGGGGTGGCGCCTTGAATACAAGGCTTTTGATTTAGCATTTGAGGACTAACGCAATGAGCAAGTCCCAGCAACTGATAAGGCTAGTCCAGGACTTCCCGTCGTTTGTCGCCAAACACTGGTATGTCATTGGCAAGGATCAGCGCCGACACCGATTCGCACTCAACCCGGCCCAGTTAAAGGTTTACAGACTGATTGTTAGGGATTTGTTAGCCGGCAAGCCTGTACGGTTATTAGTGCTTAAGTACCGTCAATGCGGTATGTCGACGTTTTTGTGTGCTTTATTGCAGCACTACGCCCAGTATCATGCTGGCGCGACGGTAATGAGTATTGCCGATAAGCTCAAGTTGCCCCAGATATGGTTACAGCGTGCTAGGCAATGGTACGATGAAACCCCGGAATCACTACAACCGCACTTAGGAGCAAGCAATGCTTCCGAAATGTGGTACGATGTCATCAAAAGTCGGTACATGATCGGAAGTTCTGAGGGTAAGACACCTGCAGTTGGTACAACGCCCCACTGGTTTCATGGTTCTGAATCGGCGTTATGGCTCAATCCAAGCGAGATCGAGCGTCAGACATTCCAAGGTATACCGACATTATCGGGTACAATGATAGCTTTGGAGTCAACCGGTGAGAATGTCGGCGATTGGTTCCACCGGCTCTGGAGTGATACCGACAACGATTACACTAAGATATTCCTGTCATGGCTGATTCAGGACGAATACAGGCTTCCTGCTAATGATATCATTGAGTATAATGCAGCAGAGCGAGAGCTGAAGCGATTAGGTGCTGACGATGAGCAATTGGCATGGCGTCGATTTAAGATTCGCAATAGTGAGTCAAAAGACCCATTGATGTTCTGCAATCAGTACCCAAGCACACCAGAAGAAGCGTTTATGTCCGGTGGCGGAGCGATATTTACAGCCGAGCAGGTCGTAAAAGCGAAACACACAGTTACACTTCCGACATGGAAGGGCGAGATATACCCGAAGGATAATCCTGAGGAATTTATATTGGAAGGTTCTGATGGTGGGTCAATGTCGCGATGGGTGGAGCCTGATAAGCGATACACGTATGTTGTTGGTGCTGATTGCCAATGGGGTACGAAGGATACAGCCGATTATGACGAAGCTCATGTTGAATGCCTTGAAACTGGTGATATGATGGCATGTATCCATGGCAGGTGGGATATGCCTCGCTGGGCGGCGATATTAGCTTCACTGGGATATTACTACAATACTGCATGGCTTGCCCCAGAACGTAACGCACAGGCGGCTCAGGGCGTTGTGGCTGTCTTGCGTGGTTTGGCTGGTAATAACTGGTCATACCCTAAAATATGGGTTCGGTCGAATCAGGTAGAGCTTAAAGGTCATAAATCAAAAGATTATGGCTGGTTGACAGATGCTCACACTAAGCCCGAAATGGTTGCTGTGACGAAGGAGCTTACCGAACAGGAGCGATTGGATTGGCGTGACCCGCGAGCAGTGAGTCAGATGGCGTCGTTTATTCGAGACAAGCACGGCAAAATGACAGCCCCGGACGGTGCGCACGATGACGCGTTGATGTCGCGGATGATAACGGCTAATGTAGCTCACAGGTTGCGGTCGAGCGTTGAGTTGTATACACCGGCATCCAGACAGCCATTGTTTGGTTCTATTGACTACTTCGATGCAATGCAAGCGGAAAAAGAGCGTAATAAAAGCGAATTTTAACAGGTAATTTGTGATATATGGTATCAAATATAAACTATACAGATAGCATTGACTTTACCGAGTCCGGTGTTAAGATGGATAAAGAACAAGCACGATTGTTTCAGCAGGTTGAATTATCCAGTAAGCATGCCAAAAAGGTTAATAATCAGTGCGATATTGTTGTAAAAGAGATTTGCGGCCAGTTCTTTGACGGTGAGACTAAAAAAGAGTACGAACCTGATAAGCTGTTATCAATGCTGTATAATACAGTTATAACATTGTTACCATTATTGGCAATTGATCCAGAGGCGAAGTTCGGGTGGAATAAGGGTGGACTTGGGCCATTCTCACGCATTTACGAGTCTGCCACGAATAAAAGGTTCCATGAATGTAAGATGGATGAAGTTATCCGGCATTGCATAGTCAATGCTTTACTTGGTCATGGGATCATCGTTTCCGGCGTTGCACCTGCTAAAATTGTCGGCAATTTCAAAGAAGCAACGGGATATCTTGACGATCCAGGCCAATTCTTTGCCGAATGTGTTGATCGGAGAGATTTTATTTACGACCAGGATTCCAAAAAATGGGATTCTTGTAAGTTTATGGGTCATATTCAAGACGTACCGAAAGAGTTTGCGATGGGTTGCGGTTTGTACCCGCCAGAATTAATAAAGCTGATTCAACCTGAAGATGTAGATGGATTTACAGGTATTTATGACGAAATCAAGCTGTTGCACCTGTATTTACCACAAACGCGTCGGATAGTGACTATTCCCGGCGATTTGAAACAAGTTGAGCGTGTAGGGTTTTTATCTGACAGGGAATATGAAGGCCCGGAAGGTGGGCCGTATGATCGCCTAAGCTTCTTGGATTGCCCCGGTGCTATTAAATCTATTCCGATTCTTTATCAAATACTCGGATTGCATCTGATAAACAATAAACTTGCGAACAAGATTATAGATCGTTCTTTGAAGGAAAAAGACAATCCAGTAGGCAACTTTACTGAGCAAAAGACGTTGGACGCATTGAAAGATGCAAGAGATGGCGAAATCCTTGTTTCTGCTTCGGGCGAGGTTACTACGATCCATACCGGTGGTGTAAGTCAACCAATGCTTGCTGGTAAACAGTGGGCTGAAGAGCAGTATAATCGCAGTTCGCTTAATAGCGACGTTCTTGGTGGCATGTCACCACAAAGTGGAACTTGGCGTCAGGACGAAATGCTTTTGGGTCAATCTGGTGTTAAGATCGCAGATTTCCGTAAAATGGTCGTCAACATTGCTAAGAGTTTGTGTAGTAAGACGGCTTATTGGCTTTGGCACGACCATCACGCAGAATTTTCTCTGAATATGACTGGCGATATTGATGATGGCTTAATTGAAAAATGGAGTCCCGAATACCGCGAGGGTGAGTTTAGTGATTTTGAATTAGATATCAGGGTTTTTGTTGGCCAGCAGGACACTCCTCAAGAACGCTATGATCGTCGTGCGAAGTATGTTGCTGAGCAGATACTTCCACTTGCACCTTATGCCGCGGCACAGGGTAAGACTATCAATGTTGAGAAGATTTCCGAAATGGGTGGCGATTTGGGTATAGACGATACTGAAGATTTCTGGATTGATGTTCAGGAGCAGGAGCAACAATCTCAGTCGCAACCAGCAGGTAGCCCGGCGGGTGACAATACAACGATAAACATGGGTGGTGCGAGAGGTCGTACCCCACTAGAGACGGCAAGTGCAGATATGGAACAATAGGAAAGGAACTAAAATGAGTTTTGAATTGATTGATGATCGTATTGCAGTTAGGGAAACAAAGAGCTTTAAGACAAAGGGTGGGGTTATCCTACCAGATAACAGTTCTATGATTTCGCACATAGGAGTAATAATCACTTGCGGCCCAGGCGCTCGTTCTAACGTAACAGATAAGCGTATCCCTCTTAGTGTCAACGTTGGTGATGTGATCACATTTGGAGAACGTTCTGGTGTACAGATTGAGATTGAGGGTGAAAAGATAAGGATCATAAGAGAATTGGAAATTTTAGCAGTCTTGAGTAAGGAAAAGGAACCAAAATGAACAAGAATAGTATTGAACGGAAACGAGAGATGCTTGAGCAGGCTTTGTTAGCAAGGGATATTGACACAGCCGAAACATTAAAGGCACAGATTTATGACATTGAACATGGTATTGCTTTACCAGAAGAGGTTGTCGAGCAGGTTGTTATTGCAACAACTACCGACGATGGTAAAGGTCTTGACTTAGAAGAACTCGAGTCGTTAAAGATTGCGAATCAAAGATTGGCTTCAGACCGCACGAATACGCGAGATGTTATCCGAAAAGGTTTTGATCATTTTGATATGGTTTACGATGAGTCCGTATCATCTCCTGACCTTCTAAAGATGCTTATAGGGAACATTATCGAGAATTATAGCGAACTGGTGGTACCTGTTGACGAAGTGGCAGAAAAAGGCACTGAGGACGCCGTAGATGCCCGTGGCGACCTTGACGCGATGAGCAAAAAGGAATTATACGCATTTGCCAAGTCTCAAATTCCGCCGATTGATGTTGTGTGGACAATTACCGGAAAGGCAATGCGAGCTATAATCAAGGCTGGTTTAGCATGAGCGGAAAAGGTGACAGGAATAGATCGGGCCAGCTACCTGACGATTGTGTTCTGTGGAAGGACAAGAAGCCCGCATATCTCAAGACCGAGGCCGAACTTGAAGAATCTAGCGGTACTTATGTGCTTCGCAATGGCAAACTTGTAAAGGGTAGTATGAGACAGGCAGATACCCGGTTAATGGAGTCGGTAACTTTTGGTCGAACGAAACCCGAGCAGGCTAGACAGTTGAAGATATTGCATAAAGCTGGAATTGAAGAAGCTGTTGGTTATTCTCCAGCAGGTGGTTTATTGTTTACTGGCGGCTTAAAAACCCAAAAGAAGCTGTGCAGACATTATGGCAAGGGTGTTTTAGAAATAGGGTAGGGTTGGCATGAAAAGCAGGGAATTCCAAAAACTCATTAAATTGTTCAAATTGGATGCGTGGGATATCAAGCTGTCTGAGTGCAAAGAGCGGCCTACGTGGGTTGGTCTTGACGCTTCGGCACAGGTTAATTTTGATAGTGCTAGGCGAACTTGCATTATTTGGTCTCCCGTTGGCAAGAAGCAACGTGCTGGTATTATCCACGAACTATTGCATATAGTTTTTGCAGATGCTTTTATGGACGATATACCTGATAATAACGAGCATCGTGTGATTTGCTTGCTTGAGGATATTTTAGCGAAGTATTTATAGAATTCCGCTGTTTAGGGCGGTTTAGGCAGTAAGGAAACAATTTTCCCATGTACCACCGGGCACGATGTACGCGCTCGACACAGGAGAAGTTTTAGGAGAAATGAAATGACAGAAGAAGCATCAAAAGAGACTCCGGTTGAGACGATTACTCCGAAAGTCGACGGAACTCCAAAAGCAACTACGGCTGACGATAAGGCTGCTGCTGTTTTTGAGAAACACTTCGAAGACAAAGGAACCACTCAACCTGACCAACCTCAAAAAGATGTAACAAACGTACCGGACAAAGGCGATGAAAAGCCTGTCGAGGACAAACCAGAAGAAGATAAACCTGTTGTATTGACTAAAAACCAACGACTTGGAGCTGATTACTTGAAGATCAAACCCGAAGACGTTGGTAATTTCGATCCAGCGGTTTTAGAACGAGCTGGTAAACAGCGAAGCGATTTAAGTCGCCAAGCGAGAGGTCTGAAGCCAAAGTACGTTGACAAGCCTGGTACGGAGTCGCAGCCAGAAGAGCTTGAAGTAATTAGCGACGATATTTTGGAACAACTCGAATCTGAAGATGGTGAAGCTGTTAAGCAGCAAGTTGGCAAGCTTAATCAGAAAATCGCCAAATTAGAGACCGATGCCAAAATAAAAGAAAGTAAAGAAATAGAGACGACATTTGATGCCTTTTTCGACAGTTTGAACGAGGAAGATTTTGCGGCTTTCGCGCCAGGCCTATCTGATTCTTTGGAAGAAGGTGGTTCTGAACTCGAACTTCGCAGAGATGTATATTTTTCGGCAGCTGCGTTTCGCGATGCATATATGGAACGAACTGGCAAGGAATTGCCTTGGGATCAAGCACAGAAAAAAGCACTTATTGATGTCGTCCCGGAATTAGTAACAGCATCAGAGAAGCGGAACTTGACGACGAAAACCAGAAAGCAGAACAAGGGTAGTATGCCTCCGACAAATACAAAGGCCAGTACTGCTCCAAAGGCTGCTGAAGGCGATGACGCTGCGGTTGCAATTTGGGAAAATTACCAAAAAAGCAATTAAGTAGCATCTATTTTATTTTGTAATATGTTTCGATTCTCCAGATGTATGGAGAACAATAATGGCTGGTTATAACACATCAGGTTTTGCAGACTGTCTTTTGAATAGTCTTGCAGAACTAAACAAAGACAAACTAAATGTAATGATGCCTCAGAACAAGTTCTACATGGTAGACGAGTTTATGAAGCAAACTGGCGAGGTCATAGAAGGCGGAACTACGATTCAGGAAAACTGGATTTATGACGTTGCCGCCAAAGACAAGACCAAGCGATATTTCAAATCAGGCACACAGCGTCAGGGGCATTTGATCAACAACACCGTTGTTGGCAATACGCCTATCTTTACTGGCGGGTATGACGTTTCGTACATTGAAGAGCAGATTCTTGCTAACCGCAAGCCGGCAAAGATCGTCGATGAATTGAAGCGAATTAGGGTATCCGAGCATGTTAGTTTCTTAACTGGTATGGATGGTGACTTCTGGGGCGTTGCGGATGAAACATCTGGTGTTGCCACGCAATTGTTTGGTATTCCTGAATATATTGTCCCGATTACTGCGGCTCAAATTAGTGCTGCCACAACTCTTGGTGGATCGTTCCAGGGTGCTAACCGAGACGGCCGCAGCGACATGTGTGGTGTTGACCTTTCGGATTCTACTTACGCGAGTCTGCGTAACTACAATGCTGCTTGGACGAACTCTGAAGGAACAATCGCAAGTACTGACAGGGTACGAATTGCCGAATTACTTTGGCAGATGGATTTCAAGGCTCCTGACGATGTTAAGGAACTTGATACTCCTCCGTTTAAGAATAAGCGGATTTATACCAACGATACCATGTGGCAGCAGCTTGGCGTTGTTAAAGAGCAGTTGAACGATAACATTGGTGCAGATATCACCAAATATCACAACTCGCACTTCATCAACGGTATCACCGTCAGACGAGTCAAAGAGCTTGAAACTGCAAGCACTACTTATCGCGGTTACAATCCGATGTACTTCATTAACCTTGATTTGCTTCGGTTCCGCAAAGATGCGAAAAAATGGATGCGACACAATCCAGTTCAGCTTGTTCCGATGACAACTGACTCGTTTGTTGAGTATGTCGATATTCGTGGCCAAATGATGCCGATTGATCCGCAAAAATGTGGAGCAATGATAAACTGGAATGAATAATTAAGTGATCCTTTCCCTGCATGGTGGGGGCGGTGCGTTATTCATTTTGACCGCCTCCACCTAGCCTTTTTACTACTTTTTAGGAGATATATTATGTCCGAATTTGATACAGGTACACTTCGCGTATCGGCTGGTAGTTATCCAGACCGTTTCAGAAGTATAAAAACTACAGTTGGCGACCAAGCCACGCACGATATGACTATAACTTTTCAAGTGCAAGAACGTGGCGAAGATTTAGCCGGATATTTCAAGATCAATGTTTGGCAAGGTGCGGCACAGTACGGTGCTGGAAGTACGACAAACACTACCTTGGCTATTGGTTCGAGTGGAGTAGAGTTAAAAGAACTCGAAACCGACAACAATGTAATTTACGAAACAGATTCAACTGGCGAGCTTATCATAACAGCAACCCAGTCTGGTACTAAGTCATCCAGATACCTTCGCGCGTATTTGGGTTCTGAAGTGTACCCATCTGGCGTATTGGCATTTGTCTAACCCTTACTTTGGGGTGGGTTGTGACTAACCTACGTCCAACCTGCCCCATAAGGTTTTTATATGACCCAACCTACAACAGCGTGGAAATTTTCTGATTATTACAACGCCATTGGCGAGCGTATTTTTAACGATGCTGCGCCTACAGGAACTTCGCTTGTTACGTGTAAGCGGTATGTTAATGAAGGTTATCAGGAGTTTTTGCAATCTCATACTTGGAAGTTTATGTATCCTACCGCTTCGCTTACTCTTTCAAGTGGTGATGGTGAAGAAACTCTTCCAGATGATTTTGGAGCAATTGATGGTGCGGTTTCATGGTCTGCCGATTCGTGCTATCCCGACTTGATAGAAGTATCACCAGACGAGATAAGGCGTAGGCGTGCCAGTAACGACTATGAGGGTATTCCGCGATTTTACGCAATAAGTCCTCTTCTGTTTGTTACTGCAACCGGCCAGCAATGGGAAATACAGATATATCCAAAAACTAATGCAGATATGACTTTGGCTTTCCAATATCGCCGTTGTGCTGCTTTATTGTCAGGAGCTACCGATTACCCACTTGGTGGTTCGTTACATGCGATAACAATACTTCATGCAGCTTATATGGTGTGGGAATATGAAACTCGCGGTGAAGCAGGTTTTAATACTCAACGATTCCAACGCTCTTTGGAGCGTAGCATAATTTTAGATAATGATTTACGTCCTCGCATTGTAGGCGCAGGGCAAAACACAAGCATTCAACTTCCAATACCTGCAATAGATGGCGTTGAATAGGAGAAAATATGTACGCGATAAAGATTGCAAATATACGAAAATCAAAAAAGCACACCCATACTCTCAGCGGAACTGCGGAACTTATTGAAGGTATCGTTGATTTTGACAAAGGTGCTGTTTTGTTGATACATAGCATTGACACATGGGCATCTATTGGGCTTACTGCTGCCGAAGCAGAGGCTGGAGGCGCAAAGGTTCCGACTAATTTCCCAATATATGTAGAGTTAGCCCCAGATAGCAGAGTAATTTATATGGATGCCGAAACAGGCGGCGAAGTATCAATAGTCCAAGTTAATTAGGAGATTGTAATGTTAAGAAAAATTAAAATTGCCGTCGAGGCGGTGTCTTCGATTATATCTGGTGGACGACTTCCAGTAACGCTTGGCGCAACCCCAACAATTGATATCGGCGATGTAACATGCCAGGGTGTAATAGCAGAAGGACAAACCAGAACTGCGATTGCAGAAGGTGAGGTCGATAAGTTGTCCCTTACCGGCTGGAAAGAGCTTCGCACTAAGGATCAACGTCAATTGGACTTGGCTAATTGTAATGATCATACAGATTATACAGCTTTGAGTAATGATACTACGGGAAAAGCTGATTCACTGGATCACGTATTTGGTACAGGGTCGATTACATTTAATAAAGTGAATGGTGCGGATAATACAAAATTTGCTGGTGTTGAAGAAACCATTACAGCAGTTAATTTTAGTGAAATATTCGAAGCCGGTGCTTTTTTAGGTATGGGCTTGAAGATTCCTGATCTTACTGGTGTTGTGAATGCTTTTATACGGCTTGGTACTGACGCGAGTAATTATAACGAATGGACAATTCTTGAAGATGATATGACTGCTGATGTTTGGATGGTATTAAGAACACCAACTGCTAAGCCTTGCTGTTATGCAGGTAATGGTTGGGATCAATCAGCGGTTACTTATATTGCCTTTGGTGTTGAATCTACTGCTGAAACAACTGAAATTGCCGGAATCATCTTTGACAACATACACTTGGTAGGTGGTAGAGTTACTGATTCGATGTCAAATACCGATCCTTCAACATCACAAAACATCAATATTGCTAAGGTAAGAGGTACTCGTGTTCCAGTCGATTCTGGCAATGCTAATGCTGGCACGCAACGCATAACGGTTGCAACTGATGATGTAAATCTTGCTGCAATAAATACAGCCGTTAAAAACGCTGACTTGAAATTATATTCGGAGGCAAGAATGACAATCGGGGCGAC